ATTAGTTTCTTAGTGGACGTTTCAGATTTGTGTACAGTTTCGGTTGCATCAGCATCCTTGAGTGTACAAGTGTCTTGATATACATCACCAAGATCTTTCCATTCGACTCCATTAGTTGGAATAGCATAACCGCTACTCTCAGTGGTTGAAGTTTCCGCATTATTGACGAAAAGTTTCTTCAAACCCATTGTACTTAATACTGGCATAATAATAAAATTTAGAATGTTAATTTCTTGCAGTTATCTCCAGTGCCAAACTTACAAAATGCTCATTGTGTCCTGGTTCAGCTATCGGTGGATTGATCTGACCTATAGTCCAGTTCCATCCCTCCCCACATTCATAATGGCTTTTAAGCACTTCAATGCACATTTTTCTAAGTTCAACAAGTCTGGCAAAATTCGTATGATAGATAGGCTCTCCCTTTTTTTGTTTAGTACATGGATCTGGAACGTGAATATTCACATTAACCTGGCCAAATTGTTCTGATCCCTCACCAGTGATTGTATGTGGTACTATTACAATATCCTCTTTTGAATAATTGTTTCTTTCCCATCCAATACAGCCAGTGATTGATTTCGCCACATCGCTGTTAGTAAGCAGTTCAAAGGCACGTGTTCCAATTTCCTCAGTTGATACCATATAAATTACTCATTTTGGATTTTGCCATATCCATCAATTTTTTCATGGCAGCTGGGAAATCGCTTTTAGCTTTCAATTCGGCTGGCAGAATGACATTGTATCCTTTTGCTTCAACGTATGCAGCGTAATTCATTCCAGCAACAATAATTAGTGAAAAGGCTGATTGTGTTTCGGCTGCCATCTTCATGGCTAACTTAAAACCCTTATCAGATCCTTTCCCAGGCTGGCTACTAAATCCACTATTGGCCACTTTCTTGTCATGCACTACAACGTATCCGATTGAATTTGTCAGATTACCAGTACGATCAGTATAGTTGTGATTATCTTTTGCCCACTTCACCAGACTTTCGCCCAATGCTGTTAGCATAAAGATTGTAGCAGTTTCAAAACGTTTCTTGAACTCATCGACTTTTGCAGCCACTACGCCATCACCAAACTGTTTAACTATCCCCATAGCTCCATATATTTACGGTTAAATGAATCAATACCCTGGATTGTGAACTCGTCACTATTTCCATCCTCGCCTATAACTTGGATTTCCCCTCCAATCATCAGCTTATCTAAATCTGGGAAATACTTAGGGATAAACACATCATAATTGTATTCGTATGTTTGTCCGTCAGTGCCAATTATATGTTTGGCTGGAATTGATCTATCAATTTGGCATTCACAACCATCTAACCATTCACCAGATCCGTCACCGTATGTTACCCATCCAGTTTTAGCGTCTTTTGTTTCGGTTTTCTGGTTAACCTTGTATCTGAAAATGCCATTAGTTTTCATCACCAGAGATTTGATCCATCAGTTATACTTGACACTTCGACATAATCACTTGAATCCAGACCATTCTCAGAGCATATATCTTGAATACGCTTATTAAGCATTTCCACATTATAGCTCTGAGACGATTTACCCAGGCTGTCAGATGATAGCACAATCATTTTTTTGAGGATATTGATTGCAGCCTTTGCGATTACTGATTTATCGCTGGCAGCTATATAATCCTCTGTTGAATCTGTAATTCCATAATCAGCAAGGGCTTTCTGGATTGTAAGAGCACTTGGGGTGTACGGTTCAAGTTCACCCACAAGTGCATTATATTTAGTCAAAGTACCCATGTGCTTATTTCTCGACCTTTTTATCTCTTTTATCAGCTACATCAAGTGCCGAGACCTCACACAAGCCACGTTTGATAAGGTCATTAATCCTTTCCACCTCATCAGTTGCTAATTTATCACCTTTCTTGTATGATACCTTTGTATCATTCTTATCCATAAAAGGCTTTAACGCTGTTAATTCGATCTTTGCCATAATGTTATCCTATATCGGTTCCATCAAGTGCATTGAACTCATCAAGAGTGCAGAAATTACGTGCATTACCATCAGCATCAGCTGGTATAGTCTTTTGCTCAAATCCACGTACCTGGAAGCAAACACATCCATTAATCTGATCAATGATAGGCAAGAAACGTGCAGCACCTTGGGTGTATTCACCAGCCTTTTGGCCAGTGGAATCACCTACACGCCACTTACTGATACGAATGCCATTACCAGCGTCCACATAATTAACGTTATCTTCTGGCATCAATTCGCTATCTTCAATGGCTGGCTGAATGTGTCCTATCTTTCCAGCAGGCTTGAAAGCAATCATATTATGGTTCCACGGATCAAGAGTTGAAATCAATCCATCCTTTTCAGAAGCCATCTTTCGTGTGACCTCTGTAATAGCTGGCAAACCATTGTCAGACATCAATGTATTAAGTTCAGCCACACTTGCTATCTTAGCCGATTTGTCTGCACCGAATATGGCCTTGCGGATTGATACATCCCTGCGAATAAACGCAACAAGCTCTGGAGCCATCAGCATTTCACCGAATAATACACCCATATTCTTGAATAGAGTGACAATTTCAGAAAGTATAAGAATAATATCCAGCTTACCTGCCTCTGAATTGGCAGTGTTCCAAAGCAATGCTGAAACCAGCTTATTGGCAGCTTGCATTGTGTAGTCCACTTCATACTTTCTACCACCAGGGTTATTGATCTCTGGAGTGAACTGACAAACGCCATAATGCGACAACGCATATAGAATAATATAATCAGCTACATCTTTGCAGCCCATATAAGCATTCTCCATATCATTTCGCAAAGTCTTTTCAATCTCCTGGACTTTCTGTGAATCAGTAAGAAATGGGGATTTATAGACTTCCTGGAGCTTACGATACGTCTTTGCCGACATGAAGAATTTATGGCCAACACGTGGAATCTCTTCATTCCAAATATCGAATCCGTCAGACCGCCTTAAAGGTGTCCCACTTTCATCACCAACGAGTGTTGCCATCACACGCAAATGATATTTACCCATTACGGCATCAGCACGCAAACTCATCTGAGGTACATCCCAATCAAACCATTGATCGGAATAATTTTTCTGGAATAGAATGGTTTCTTGCTTCGATGCTTCATCAAAGACTTTCTTCCACATTGCCAGAAAATCCAAAGGTTTGCCCTCAGTATTGTACAAACCAGTAAATGTACTATAAATAGACTTCATAATTCAGACCTCCTTAATAAGATTGTGACAAACGTATATGCACATTGCCTTTTAGATAGCTGCCATTAGCATCAATCTGATCAGATGGAATAGGCAGCACACGCCTTGCAAATACAGCATATTGCATTGTGTCATTAGTTACATCAATACCAGTTTCATCCTCTTTAACCTCTGTGTCGGTTACAGTTAATGCGTTTGCCGTTCCTACACTGGCAGCATTAGTACCACTTGCAACTGCTTGCTGGAGCACATCATCTACAGCAAGCCCAGTAATTGGTGCTGAAAGAGTGATTATGTATCCAGAGGTCGTATTAGTAATAGCTGTGATTGATGGTGCATCAGCTATAGCTCCAGAAATTGCTTTAAGCACTTTATCACCCACCGCAAATATCGGTGTGGAAAAATCGTTGCTTACAAGTGTGATTATCTTTGCGTCATTAGCATTGATAGCTTTTACCTTTGCAGTTTTTATGAGCTTGACCAGCCTGGTCTGCTCATCATAAATTGCCAGCGTTCCAGCTGGTATTGTATCGCCAACATTATAGTTAAGTGATGATACATCCAGATTGAAACCGCCCTCCACAATGTGAGGCGAGCCAGAAAATATCGGCCTTTCACCTACAAATTTTGTTGTTTTACGTTTCATCTTAATTTTTATTTAACAGTTATTTTTTCCAGCAGACTTTTGGCTGCTTCATCAGTACCAGCCTCAGTAGCTGCCTTACTACCCTCTGGAGATTGTGGCAATAATCCATTAGTAATCTCTTCTTGCTTACGTGCTTGTAAATAAGTTTCGACATCTTCCTCTGGATAAGCCTTGAAATGATCTCTGTAAAAACCAACCAGCTTACTGCCAGTCAAACCATGCTTAACAATAGCAGCCTCAATAGTTGCGTTTCGCTGTCCAGCTGCTTGTTTAGCTTCCATATCAGCCAGCTGCTTTTTTAACGCAGCTATTTCCTTAGCGTTTGGATCTTCCGTTGGCTTTGGAGTTTCGGCTGGTTTGGGATCTGGTTGTGTATCCAATTTGGGATCTGGTTTGGGATCTGTCGGCTTTTTAGCATTCACCCATCTGGTAGCCTCTGGCTGAGCTAACCCAGCCACTTCCGCTATCTGATTTGCCATTGCTTCAATAGCTGTCTCATCAGTCGAATCATCTGTAATGGTGCCACCCATTTTTTCGGTTATTCCATTAAGATACTTCTCTGAAAGTCCAGTGTCCTTGCACTTAGCTTTCACATTCTCAAAGAGTTTTTTATTCATCGTCTTGCAATTAAAATTATTATCGTGGCAAAGATAGAATTATTCAGCTAAGTGTGTTCATTAAACACGGGAAATTTACCTGGTTAAATTGGGAATTTTGTAGATAAAATTAGGCTAAATGCACTTATTTAGTGAAATAATTCATAAAATATTTGGTATATTACATATAACAGAGTACATTTGCAATGTGTTTAAGAAACACACATAAATGTAACACTAAATAATTTGGCAAAATGGAAACAAAAAATGACAATGTATCGGTTTACGTGGTTTACGGTGGAAAAAAAGAAATCACAAGATTAGTGTATCTGTTAACAGCATTAGAAATGCCTTACAGCTACAGTGGCGAATATTGCTATTTCAATTCTGACATTACAGAATTACTAAATTCACAATGCCCAGAACTCGGATTAAAATGTGAAAAAGAAACATGGAGTACTAACTGTTTTAATTTCAGATAACATGGAAAGAGTTGAAATAGAAGTCGAAGAGTTGAAAAAATTGATAGTTGAAGCTATCAATGCTGGAAACAATAGCATAAATGAAATTTCCTATGAAGTTAAAGTTCCGTATGATAACTTATGCAAAGCCATTGTAGAGCTTCAAATGAAAGGAGTTATAGAGAACAAAGGAAAAGGATTTCAACTAATTAAATATTTGAATAAAGAAGAGATCCGACAATTAAAAGATGGAGATGTTTGTATCGTCAAATGCAAATCAAAGATGTTTGTTGGAAATTATAATCAAGATGAGATGAAAGATACATTCATAGCAAGATATGATGAAGAAAAATCAAACGAATATTCAACAGTATTCAATGCGCTAACTGAATACGGATGGCAAGGTTGTTATTACAACATATATAGAATCATCTATAAATTCAGTGAAGAAGAAATCAAAGGATTTAATAATATAAGATTATGACAAACAATTTAATTAACGTGAGATTGCTCCAGCACGATACAGAGGATCAGATCCGTATTGGCCAAAGTTTCCCTACCTGGGATACAAGCATTGACAATGTATCGGATCATATCAAAAAGCAGTTGGAAAAAGAAACAGCATGGTGTGGTGGTCTGGATAAAGCATGTGAAAGGTTCTACAAAAAAATTGCGATTGTTGATGCTATTACATTCAGAGACATAAAGATTATTTATAGTGACGAAACTAAATAAAACAATAAGATGAAACATATAACAAACATATTGGCAGAAATGCTACAGAATGAGCACCCAGAAATCGAAGTCAAAGCACTGAATACTGGTGCCAAATTAATAAAATCATCAGCCCAGGCAAAGTATGATGATCTTAGAGCTACAGAAAAAAACTATACCCACGGTGTCCACAATTCATTAATGGAGGATAAGAAATGAAAAGCAACGAAATTATGGTTGGCGATGCCGTCAGCTACGAAGATAGACAAGCTATTATTTGGGGTGTCGATAGATACACTACGACTGTATTGTGCCATGGCGGCCATGGCGTTATATATTGCAAATCAGACGAATTAGAACCAATAGCCGTAACCGTTAAGATGCTTAATGACATGAAGTTTAAGGAGCACAACAATAATTTCACCATTTATATATCTGATTACGAGATAGTGGTAAGTGAGGAAATCGGTGGTTTCACACTGAGTATTTATGATAAAGTGGGAATAATTCTTAATACAGATTTTCGCTATTTACATCAATTACAGCAACTTGTAAGAATTACCACAAAAGAGGAAATTTGGTTCAGTGAAATTCAAAAAAAGGAGGCTTAATATGGCAAAACTAATTAAAGCAGATGGCATTACTTTGGAAATAAGACCAAAGAATGGAACTGATTACCAACTGGAAGAACTGCAAAAGTACGTTGATGGCTATATTGACATTATCAATCTTCGTAACGGTTCATTAATGGTTGTCAATGATGATGGAAAAGGCCGTTTTCCCACAAATCTAAAAGCAACCCAGATAGCACATGAGAATGGTGCTATCTGGATCGGTGATTGGATTGATGGTGATGTTGTAATGTGCAATAATTCAGAAATATTATAATTATGGATACAGAAAAAGGAGATCATATATGCCAGGAATGTGGCAGGCCCTACTATAAATGCGAATCGGAAGCTGAAAGGACGGATCTGTTTTGCTGTATTGCATGTGAAAATGGATATTGATATGAAAAGGTTTAATGGAAAAGCGATTTATAATCCCCAGGGGAAAGCTGGCGAATATAGCAACTGGGGATGTAATTTTTATGTGGGTTGTTCTAACATGTGCCAATACTGCTACTGCAAAAAGGGTATTCTTGCAAAGGTCATGGGTATGGATCATCCTCAACTAAAAAAATGTTTTAAAAATGAAGATGATGCTATAATGATCTTCCAAAAGGAGCTTATGCAAAACATCAATGAGATTAAGAAAACTGGTTTATTCTTCACTTTTACAAGTGATCCATTTCTTCCAGAAACGCTTAATCTGACATGGAAAGCTGTATCATTTGCTTATAGGCACGGTGTAATATGCCAATTACTGACCAAAAGAGCTGATTTCCTTGATAAACTTGATTTCAGCTTTCTGGCTTCAAATCTTCAACTTTCACATGCTGATAAGATTTGGTTTGGATTTACATTAACTGGCTGTGATGAATTAGAGCCAAATGCAAGTACGAACTGGGAAAGGATTCAAGCAATGAAATTTTTACATAAAGTTGGATTTAAAACGTGGGCCTCTATTGAGCCTTTGATAAGTATCCAAAGTTCATGGAAAATGATTAATGATACAATCGGCTTTTGTGATACATATAAAATTGGGCTACTAAGTGGAGAAAAGAATATTGACAAAAAGGAGTTAATTGATTTTGTCAATAATGTTAACAAATCTGTTTCAGCAAGAATATATTGGAAGAATAGCATTAGACATTATCTGAAAAATGAAAATATATGAATAAGTTTGCCGTAAAAAACAATGATCCCAATAATCCAAAGCATCATCATAGTGCACGTATATTGGGTAATGATATTGATAGTCTTGTAACCGAGGCTATGAAGTATGTGATCAGATGTAGGGATTTCTACGAGCATGACATTAGAGAAAATCTGATTGAACGTGGCTATGCCATAATTAGCAGCTTTTCATGTGTCTTACCAGATGGTGGATTATTCGTATATTATGATCCGCAAAATAAGATTTCACAAAGCGATCTGGATAATCTTTCATTCAATGAAATTAATTATTTGGTAAAAACCAAATAAATATTTTGTTATATGTAATATAATATATAAATTTGCAATTATGATTGAACAAAAAGAAATTGATCAGTGCTACAAAGCCATTAAGAATAGACTGGATAACCAATCTATTGATTTGCCACAAAATTCACATGTGAAAGAGGGCTATATCAAGACTTTGGAAATACTAAAAAAGAAAGTGTGCAATTATACTGGAGCTGGCATTGAAAATCTTAGCAGCACCCAAAGCAAGGCAATAGCTATACTTGCTGTTGACTACCTTAAAGGTGAATGCGACATGCCGACACTTGCCAATATTCCTATATGGACACCGCCAGAAAAAGAGGAAGAAGATGAAAAAGCAGATATTTAAAGTTATACATGTAGAGCTGAAAGAGCCATATAATGGAAAGAAACACTATTACTTTGGCTCAAAGGCTGCAATATACGACACGCTACCTATCCAGGTGGTTGGGATCAAGCTGGAAAGCCTTTGGGCAATCAATCTTGAACAATCAGAGTACAACAATAAGCTGTGCATTATTCGTTATGGCATTCTAAGAAGAAAAGCAAGATCTATATAAGAATGAAAGCAAAAGAAAATTGGAATGAATCTGGATATTTCTCTGGAATAACAGAGGACTATTCAAACTATACGTGGTACAAAGGTGAGAATCTGAATCCATATAAGGATGATGACAAACGCCCTCTTGCTGCCAGGTTCTGGGAATACGAAAAGGAGTTTCACATGGCATTTCTGGATCGTTGTGATACGAAAGCTGATCTAAAGAAAGAATATGCTATTTGGAAAAAGGAACTTTTGGAGGATCATTTACCTGGTGAATCGCCTAATCCTTACGGTGATAATACTGATTGGTTCAGAGCATTTAAAAATGGTAAAAAATAAATTATAATTATGGAAAGAAAGTTTGTAGTTAGTGTATCAGTTGATTGTAATGCTAATCAAGATACTGATTTTATCGGTTATCTGAAAATAGAAAAAAAAGAGGAAAGCACAATTCCTCCATGTGTAGTACCATTAGTAAAAGCAACGGTATTCAATTCCATCTCAGAAATATGGAATTACACTGATAAGTTGGTAAAAGAAAATAAGATGCTTAATTTCACAATAAAGGAGGTTCAATAACCTCCTTTTTTAAATTTCTTCCATTTCAATAACCCAGGTACCTTTTCTTCTTCCATACTTCGGTTTAGCCCCCTCCTGGTACACTTTATTAATTTTGAATTTAGTATGGTGTCGAAAAACAACTTCGTTTTCAGATGGATATGCAGATACTGGAGTTACAATAGCTCCTTTAGTGCCTTTTATCACATATATAATATCCGTTCCGAATATATCTGTAGTGCTAACGTCCGTTGTAGTAGATAAGAATGCTTTATTGACATACGGCTTACCATTTTTCATGCAATCTTTAAGTTCGTTGATAAACTTAGTCCTTTTCGCTATATCCATATCAATGCCAGAAAAGGAAATACCCTCAAACCTGGGCATTTTCTCCAAAACGCCATTGAAAGCTGGATAGAACTTTTGACACAATCCTCCATAATCCCTAACTACACCAGTAAATGTATCCACAACTCCATAGCCATACCAGTTACACCATTTTGATCCAGACGTGTAACGTGCTACCAATCCAAGTTCATCCTCAGATATTCCAGTTAGTGAGCTGAAATCTTTGATTTTCTGTTTAAGAATATCAGAGCAAAGATCTTGAAACTTACCACCTACTGGTGAGCAAGCCGAATGATCTACTGGACTGTTTAGATATTCGTCTATTGCTTTGGATTGTATTTCTGCTGTTTCACCATTCAGCTTATTGAGAGCACCCTGGTGAGAAATATATTTAATCGCTAATTTTTTCTTATATTCAGCTAATTCTGTGTAGGCTATTCCAGTATGGAAATCTCTTATACTGTTTGAATTGGCAAACAATTTATCAAATTCATCCTGGAGACGTGCAATCTCCAGCTTTTCTTCTTTTGTTGCAAAAATATCAATTATTGATCCTGGAGCAATCGAGGATTTAGCTTTCAGACGTGCTTTTTCTATTTCCTTGATTTTGTCGGTCGCCTTTGCTGTCAGATCATTAATCTGTTTTGCAGTTCCACCATTGGATATGTTATCCTTAATCTGGGCAATAATACTATTAAGCTGTTTGCTTTTGCTTGTGAATCCAAGAATTGGTTTGGCAGCTTGAATGGCTTGTTCTAAATTGTATTTTTCTTCAACGACATCAAGCTCTTGCTGAATCATATTAGCCATTTCCTGGTATGTGGAATATTTCTTCTTATCAATCACCCACTGTTTCTCAAACTTTAGCTTCTTGATCTGATATGGCAAATCTCCACCGCTTATATGCGCCTTGAATTTATCAAAGGCTTGATATAGCCCATTAACAGCATCCTCACCATATTTATCAACCAGATCCTGGTAATGCTGTTGCTCTGGTGTCAACGGCTTTAGAATCTTATTAATTGCTGTTTGGTTGTCCATAATGAAATATGGCAAAGTGCCTTTATTCTTTGCAGCCATATAACGATCTTCGTTATCCTTAACCCAGGTTTTAAATACTCCTGGATAATCCTTGATCTGTGTTGCAATGTCAATACTTTCACCGTCCAATATTCTATCTGCCATCTCGTCAATCTGATCTTGCGTGGCCATCACTGGCACCATATAGCACCTACAGTTGGAATGCCAACCAGTCCATTTGAATGTTTTTGGATACACGCCCTGGAGATCATTGCATATATCCAGGATTGGATGATTATTTGATAATTTTATTTCAACTCCTATAATGAAATCCAGATCCTGGAATCTGTTATAATCAGCCGTTCTATATGCTATGTTAGTCTCGGTGCGTGCCAGACGTTGTGCATTTCTGTAGCTTGAACGATATACGCCAGTACCTGGCTTATATGCGCTTTTTGCCTCGTTAACCCACTTATATATGCCAGTGCTCTTATCAAACGTCCTACGCTTCAATATAGTGCCATATACTGCCTTTCCATCCTTACCAGTACCAATCCTAATTCTGAATCTTTTGTAAACTCTATCTGGTTCTCTAAGATATTGCGTGATCTTAGTTGCTAAACTATTGGCTGGTGTCCCCTCACCTATTGCCAGATCAAGACTATCTTCCAGATTTGTCTTATGCTGATTTGTGTAATCCCATACACGCTGGCTGAGATTAAGTCCATCCTTTCCGCTTTTGCGTTCCAAAAAAGCATCCATTGCCTCCTTGTTGCGTCCAAAATATTGTCTGAAATGATTATTGGATAAAACATTGGTACCAAATATGCTTTCAACTAAACTGTCATTGTTAAGTTCAGCTAATTGCCATTCCTGGCTTGAATCTCCACGTATCTCCTTATAAACAGAGGCATATAGCTTTCTAAGAATCTTATTAACTTGATCCTCATACCCATAATCAGCAAAAGAGAATGGCAAACCATCTTCAAGCTCAGTACCCTTTACCAGATCAATGATCTCAGTAAGGTTGCTTTCATACAGCTTTCTGACATTGGCAGCATACCCCTCTGTGCGTTTAAACAGATCTTTCTGCCATTGAGTAGTATTAACATACTTATTTGCCATTATGCTTCATCACTGCCTTAATTTAAAGTTCTTACAAGCTGGATCATTCAAAAAAATATCCCATTTGCTGAATTTGCATCTACATAGAAAAGGCTTTCCATTAGCACCAGTTTCATGGTAATCAAATGAATGTTTGCAGTCTTTGCATCTGTGCATGGGAATGTTATTCATCTTTCCCATTTGTCACCCTCCTTACATTGATTGTATTCAGCTTCGGATACATTAATTTCATCCATGCCCTTGCTATCAGCTACTATGATAGTAAAATGCTCTGGCAATTTTTCACTGACAAATCCGTTTACAGATGAATCATATTTAGTATTAATCCTTTCCTGGTAATGCCTTTTACCAACTATATAGCCCTTGGCCACTTTATGATCATAATGCAACAGCATCGCCACAATCAATGCAACAATTATCAGCATGAACACAACAAGAATAACAACTACTTCCATCATCTCATAGAATATTATTAATTATACATCATCATCAATATCAATCATTTCAATGGTTTTACCAGCCAGTTCATGTGTGGAATCCGATAGGTATTGAATATTGCCATCACGTATAAATGAATGACACACTTTTGGATCTACATCACAAGTTACCTTGACGGATGGTGATATTGTCGGTTTATCAAAATCACCATTCCATTGCCATATTGGAAATCCGCAATCATTTTCAGACGTTCCGATATAATGATTACACTTGCATCCAGGACAATAGAAATAATACATACCATTAGATCTCTTCTTAATCTTAGCCATTCTTTTTTATATGATTTATATAATAATTGAACACTTTCGGATATATTTGTTTCTGAATGGTTACCTCGGCATAATATTTAAGAGTATTTTTCACCC